GCTGGGTTCCTTGCTCAATATCTTTTCGTAGAATGTCAGGTTGGCACGTGTGTCCTGTTCGCAGTAGTCCTGCATATCCTTGGACCATGCGTCCCATCCACCGTCATACTCATCCTTATGGTTTCCTAGACGGTAACCCCATGCTTTCAGTGAGTGAGAGCCGATGAGGTTCTTAGGAAACTCTGGGTTCTTCTCTAGAAATCTGAAGTCATTGTGCTTGAGGTCTGACCAAATCAAACGAGACATGATGAGCGTATCGTGTATCTCTGCATCTGTATCGAACTGGTGTGTCTTATGTAATGCTGGAAGGTCGAACCCTTGAATGTTGTGACCGACCAAAAGCTTTGCGCAATACAGGATGTCGATACCTTCAGCGACTGAGATGTACCCTTCCTGATCTGCACAAGATACTAGACGACCTGTATCCAGATCGATCAGAACTAACGAGTGTACTGTATCTAGTTCATCCAGTAATCCGTTAGTTTCGATGTCAAACAATATACGTTCCATGCTGTCCCTTTCGACTAGCTAGAAGTCTTCGTCGATGTCATCACCGAATGCCGTGTTAGGGTCATCGGTTTCGATCATACGACCAGTGTCTTTGTTGTAGTAAATGTATGCACCCACACCTGTCTCACCCGTGAAACGGTTTTTGAGAACACGAAGTGTGGATACATTAGGGTTGTCACCTTGTTGGTTACGCTCAACACCGATGCACATATCGGATAACTGAGCGATTGATGCTGAACCACGTAGGCTGTTCAAGCTTGTCTGAAGACCCTCTTCCCACCCCTTGTCACCTGATGGGCGACGAAGGTGGGACACGAGGATAAGACCGATGCCTGTCTCTTCAACGAGAGAACGAAGCTTGGTCATTATGACATCTATAGCCTTCCGCTCATCGCCATCATCAACGCCTGATACAACAATACTGAGATGATCGAGGACAACCCACCCAACGCCACAGCTTTTGGCAAGGTATCGGACACGGTTGAGAAGGTTCTCTGTAGCAAGAGAGCCGAAATGATCGTAGAGGAAAACACGACCATTACCAACGGTGTCGCTGAAAGCAGACTGAATAACATCGTCGTCTACTCCTTCTCGTGAGAGGTGTAAGGGCTTGTCTATTGCCAAACCCATAAGCCCCAGAGCCGTGCGCTTCACGTTCTCTTCGAGGGCTATGTAGCCTATGGATTCACCTTGTTTAATTAGGTGATAGGCTATCTCTCTACAGACCTGTGACTTACCGACACCACTACCTGCAGTGAAGGTAACCAGTTCACCCCGCCGCATACCTCTGGTCTTATTGTTCAGAGCTTCGAAGGGGTAGGGGATAGATGGTATTTCTTCTTGGTTAAGCACCAAGTCTAGAAGGTCACGACCATCGACGATACCATCTGGTCTGTAGACTTTTGCATCCCACATAGCGGATACAAGTTCAGCTTGCTTACCAGCTACAAGCATATCGCTTGCATCTTTGAGAGGGAGAGAGGCGATGTAAGCCTTGGATGGTGTAAGTAGGGAAGCAACCTCAACGGCTGCAGCGCGACCTGCATCATCCATGTCAAACATCAAGATAACTTTGTCAAAACTCTCAACAAAATCGAGTGAGTTTTGTATAGCTTTCTTTGCTGCCTGTGCCCCATTGGGCAAACTGCATACGGGAAAACGGTTCTGTTGGCATTGGCTCATAGAGAGGCAATCAAGTTCGCCCTCTGTTAAAACCAACATCTTACCACCTTCACGCCAGAGGTGTTGACCATACAGGCCAGCCTCTTTTGGTGAGCCTAGAAACTTAAAGCTCTTATCCGCAAACCGTATCTTCTGCGCGACAATCTTACCTTCGTTGTTTCTATAGTTGGCTACCTGAACCAACTCACCATTGTATTGTGAAACTGTGTACCCAAACTTGCGACATGTTTCTTCAGTCAGCTTACGTTTGGCTAGTGCTTTAGGCTCACCCGTTGGGATAAGACCAGTGTTTTGTGAGGGACGTAGTTCAGTCACGTTGTCACCTCTCGACTTGCTATATGTTCCACAAGAAAAACACCATGTGCTTCCATCATCATAGACACCCAAGGCATCTGATGAACCACAGTCAGCACATGATGTATGTTGTACGAAGTTAGCTGAGTTTGTATTCTGCATACTTCGCGCCACTTGGTGCACGTTTCATTGTCATGTTGATTGAAACGCCACGATCTTTTAAGCGACCAACTACTGCAGCCAAACGCCAGATATTATAGTTGGACTGTGCCTCTAGTGGTGAGATGCTGCCGTATTTCTGCAGGTGCTTTTTAACGATATCCATTTGTGTCATGGTTTTCTCCTAGTTGTCAGGTTCGTTTGGATTTAGTGAGTCCCGAAGCATCTCGTAGATTGCGAGAAATGCGTCGAGAGGCCACAGTAAGGAAGCTATGAGTAGGCTCAGTGGTGTGAGGCTCTCACCTTCCTGTAGACTGTCCACAATGACACCCATGAAGAGACATGAGGCCAAGAGGTAGACGAATAAAGTTAGCAAATTTTTTCTCCACAAAATAAAAGGCCCACCCGAAGGTGAGCCAGTGGAAACGTCTAGATGCTATGGTGCAACTTAATCAGAAAGTCTGTTCTAACTTATCTTCGTTGTACCATAACTCTGCGTCGAAGTTGGGGCATGTCTTACCTTTATCAAAGTCCGTATGTCCTTTGACTTTAGCTGTAGGGAAATGCCAATCTTTCCATTGATCGATCAGATCACGAAGGGACTCGTACTGTTCATCAGTGAAGTTAAGTGCGGGTCCATCTTTTGATCGGTTCATACCACCAATTAAGCAGATGCCCTTACTGGAACTATTCATGCCTTTAACATGGGCACCGTTCTTATCCAGTGGTCGCCCTAATTCTACAGTTCCATCGCGCTTGATAACTGCATGATATCCACAGCCCATCCACCCCTTCTCACGATGCCATCGGTCAATTGTTTCAACGCCAATGTCCATGCTGTCTGGTGTGTATGAGCAATGCACAATGATGTATTTAATATTACTCATTTAACCATTCCTCGGGTGTAACCTTGGCGGCGTATGGGAAGCCATGCTTCTCACACCACATCGCGTAGGTTGTCTTTGATTGTTTGGAAATTTTTGTGTTTGGATTTGTGAACACGAACCTGATATCTAGATCAGGATATTGCTGCTTAACTAAGATCATTTTTTGTCGATCTGCAGTAAGGAAGCGGCCTTTGGTTTCACATATTATGGTCTTGCCTGTGCGGGTCTTGATGTAAAAGTCTGGGGTATACCGAGCCTGTCGCGCTGGGACTGTGTAGAAAAGCTTGTGCTCTTCATACTCAAACGAGATACCCTGAGATGTAAGAAAGGCGGCAAGGTGTTCTTCTAAACCTGACCGCCATCCGTTTGCTAATGCCTGTTTGCGTACCTTTGACTTCGACCCTAAGTTATTAGAAGTCTGCGTCTTCGCCATCGAATACGGGCACCTCTTCTTTTACTTGGTCACCAACAAATCCATCCTCGACACTGAATGCATCGGCTGCACCTGATGCGCTGCCAGATAACTGGATAACTTGAACTGCGTTGGGACGTAGTGATAGACCAACCATCTTGGTGGATGGCATTGCGTAACCAATAGCCGTACCTGCGATGCGTAGCTCTGAGCCACCACCAATCTGTGCGTCTGTTGGTTCCTTACGGCTGTCAAACAAAGCCACCTTCATGTTCAGGGTAGAACCTGATCGTGTCTGGATGACTGCTTTCTGTTTAAACTTGAAGACGTAGTTACCTGTCAGGTCACCTTGGTCATCAACCTCTTCTTCATACAGGTCAGCCATTTTGTACTGCTTGACCTTTGGGTCTTTGCGGATTGCCTCTTCTAGAAAGGTAGAACGGATTGCCTCTAGCTGTTTAACTAGAGGCTGTGCGTCTTCCGCTGATAGACGTAGCTTTGTGTGGTACTCACCCTCGGCTACGAATTTTGTGTCGGGTGTATTTAGGTGAGGCCATACGGCTGTACCTTTTGGTGTTACAAACTTAGACATGTCTGTTCCTTATGAATATTTTTTGATATCAACACCCGCTTCCAGAAGTCGGGCTAGTAGATCAGTGGGAACTGCCATTGAGTTCCGACGATGGTACTCAGCGATGTTGATAAGTAGTTGTTTGTTCTGCATCCTGTTTCCTTTCGTTACTGCTAGATGCTATGGTGCAACCTAATCGTTTCGGGTTAGAGTTAGGCAAAGAAAAACTCACTCTGCCTAACCTGTTCAACATCCAGATCACCACGTTCAGGCAATGCTGGTAGCTCTTTACCAATCAGACCTTCACCCTCGTCTTTGAATCGCTGCAGTGGGTCGTTCTCTACATACAATTCAACAAAGGTTTCACGGAGACAGGCACCAAGCATTTCAACGTCAGCCGCATGACACCCAAATGAGTCATGTATCATTGCGAA